GGCATTAAATGTCCGTAAAGGTCCGGGAACGGATTACCAACCGCCGGTTCGGACGTTGGTCAACGATAAGAACCTCTATACCATTGTTGAAGAGTCAACGGGTAAAGGCGCGACAAAGTGGGGGCGCCTCAAGTCTGGCCTTGGCTGGATCAGTTTAGACTACACAATAAAGAGTTAGAAGGAGGCCGGTCAAAATGGGAGCAATCTCTTTCAATCATCGCGGGAATTTCAATAATACTGAAAAGTTTCTTAGGGGCTATAACGCGCGTAAGATACTGAATGTTCTTGAGAGGTATGGACAAAGAGGCGTGCAGGTGCTTTCCGCAGCTACTCCCATAGATTCCGGCACAACCGCCTCCTCTTGGAATTATACGGTAGGTTCCTCTGGAGATTCCTACACTATTACGTGGACAAATTCCAATCTTACAACGGCGGGGACGCCTATAGCCATATTGATACAGTACGGCCACGGCACCCGTCAGGGAGGATATGTTCAGGGGCAAGATTTCATTAATCCGGCCCTTCGACCCGTATTTGACACAATTGTGGAGGAAGCATGGAAGGAGGTTAGAAGTCTATGAGTAGAGAAATCGACGAACGGATTGTTCAGATGCAATTCAACAACAACGATTTTGAAAGCGGAATTAAGACCAGCCTCAGCTCCATAGACAACCTTAAACACAGCCTGTCTAACATGGAAGGAGCCAAAGGGTTTGACGAGGTATCCAGTTCAGCCACAAAGTTGGGTTGGGATTTCGATGCATTACAGGTTATCGCAGTAACCGCTCTTGTAAAAATAACGGACGCCATGATTGATTTCGGCATAAACGCTGCCAAGTTCCTGGTTCTAGACCAGTTTACTGCTGGCTTTACTAAGTATGAACAACAGATCGAAGCCGTTCAAACCATCATGAACGCGACCGGTAAAGGAATCGAAGAAGTTACCGGTTATATGGATCAGTTAATGTGGTTTACTGACGAGACAAGCTACCGCTACATGGACATGGTGCGTAACATCGGAAAATTCACTTCTGCTGGTGTCGAATTAAGTGTTGCCACCGAGGCAATGCAAGGTATTTCGGTTTGGGCAGCTCTTTCCGGTAAGGGAATACAAGGTGCAGAAACTGCTATGGAGGCCCTTTCGGTATCAATTGGTAAAGGGGCAGTCAAGCTTCAAGAATGGAGACGACTTGAGCAGGCCAACATGGGCACCATGGAATTTAAACAAGTTGTTTTGGATTCTGCTGTTGCCTTAGGAACCCTTACGAAAAAAGGCGAGAACTACATTGCTAAATATGTCGACCCCCTTTCTGGTAAAATTAAGCCAATGGAAGTATCTCTTACCGACTTTGGAACAGCGTTGAAAGCCGGATGGTTCAATTCGGAAGTACTTCTGGAGTCGCTTGGTAAATATGGCGCATACTCGTCAATTGTTTCGCAGGCAACTGAAGAAATGGGCATTACGGCCATAGAAGCAATGGCCAGGATTGATGCGTATGCCGAGGGAGGCAGTGAGGCTTTAAAAGAGTTAGGTGAGTTGTCGGAGGAAGTAAAAACTCAGATCGACGGGATGGCCTACACTACGTTTGAACTTGGTAACAAGGCTTTTAAAGCAGCTCAGCAGGCCAAAAGCCTTACGGATGTAATAAATTTCTTAGGGGATGCCATTAGTACCGGATGGATGCAAACATTTGATACTGTAATTGGTAACTTTGACGAAGCGGTAGAGATGTGGTCGGAACTGGCCGAAGTATTATATGACGTATTCGTCGAAAGTGGAAACGTTCGTAATGAAATGCTCAGCTTATGGAAAGAAATGGGCGGCAGGGACGTGCTTCTTGAAGGAATTACCAACATTGGACGATCACTACTTTCCATTATCGAAGCAATAGGTGCTGCATGGGAACAGATATTTCCACCAATGGCAGCAGAAAGACTTTTAGAAATAACCGAAAGTTTTAGGAATTTTACAGAGAGGTTATTAATCGGCGAAGAAACATCAGTCAACTTAACAAGGATTTTTGCAGGTTTATTTGCGGCTTTAGACCTTGTCCGAATGGTTGTTTCTACCGTATTTGAAGTTTTCGGAAATCTGATTGGTATATTTGTACCTGTTGGAGGAGGAATTCTTGGTGTTGTGGCCGGTCTTGGTGATCTAATCGTAGCTTTTCGAGACATAATTAAGGAAAGCGCGATATTTGAAAAAGCCGTCGAAGCAATTGGTAAAGTTCTTGGTGTTGTTGCTTACGCCATAAACGAAGCATGGAAAAAAATAGTTGAAGTGTTTCAATGGGCTGCTGGGATAATTACCCCAATTGCTGAAAAAGTCAGAGATGCTTTGAGTGAGGTTTTTAACAGTGCAAGTTTTGCCAATGCTGTTGAAATTATGTCTGGCTTACTAATGAAAGCTAAAGAAGCCATAGACAAAGCTGCCGATGGAATCAAGGTTGCAATCGACAGACTCAAAAACTTTTTCAGTCAATTTGGCGATATAGACCTTAATCCATTAAAAAGATTTAGCGTTGATACAGAAGCCGCTTTTGCGCCTTTCGTGGCTATTGGCGACTTTTTTAAAAAAGCCTGGGAAAAGATTGTCGGAGTGTTTACATGGATTGTAGAAACGATTCCTCCACTGATCGGGAAGATAAAAAATGCATTAGGAGGATTTCTCGATTTCCTGGGCGAAGCGTTCAGCAAAGGCGACATGACAACCGTCTTGGCCGTTCTTGACTCGGTGTTAGTTAGTGGTATACTAGCTGCTCTTATGCAGTTTATGAAAATATTAAAAGATCTAACTAAAGACGCCGGAAGCATTATGAAAAGTATAACCGGCATCTTAGACGCAGTTCGCGACTCTCTCAAAGCATACCAGACAACCCTAAAAGCAAAAGCATTAAAAGATATTGGAATTGCCGTTGGTATACTTGCGGCGTCATTGCTTGTATTATCTACGTTAGATGGTCCAACGATGGCTAAATCTTTAGCTGGAATTTCGGTGCTATTTGCCGATCTTGCGGGCATAATGTTAGTCCTTTCTAAAAATATGGGTACCGTTGATTTGGTTGGGGTGGCTTCTAAAATGATAGCTATTTCGGCAGCAGTTCTAATTCTTTCGGCCGCTTTAAAAAACATTGCCGATCTGGATACCGATGCTTTAATACGAGGAATTGTTGGCATAGGCTCTCTAACCGCGATATTGGTCCAGGTTTTCAAAACACTGTCCAATAATTCCACGGAACTTACCAGCGGTGCAGGGGCGTTAGTTGTTTTCGCCGCCGCCGTTTTGGTTCTTTCATCCGCAGTTAAAGTGCTAGCCGGAATCGATCTTTTAAGTCTGGTTTCAGGACTAGGCGGTCTTGGCGTAATTATGGTGGAACTTGGACTCTTCACAAAATATGCCGATCCTAAAAAACTACAGGAAACTGGCGGTTCCATACTTTTAATGTCAATATCCCTCAATGCTTTAGTTGCCGTTGTAAAAACGATGGGTAAAATGGACTTCGAGGCGCTGGTCAAAGGTCTAAGCGGTTTGGGCATAATGTTGTTGGAATTGGGTATCTTTACCAAACTTGTTGATGCCCGTAAATTAGAGGATACCAAAAATTCTTTAATTGCTTTATCGTTGGCACTTAAGATTATGGCTTCGGTAGTCAAAGATTTCGGCAGTATGGATTTTGAACAACTGCGCCAGGGACTGGGCGGATTGGGTGTTGTTTTAGTTGAACTGGCACTTTTTACAAAATTGGCCGATCCGGAAAAACTACAAAAAACCGGGGCGTCCATGCTTGCTCTTTCAGCCTCTTTAGTTGTAATTTCAGCGGCCATGAAACTCTTTGGCGGAATGTCTTGGGAGGAACTCGCTAAAGGCCTGGTGTCTTTATCTGTTGCTTTAGGTGCCATGGCGATAGCGTCAAAAGTTATGGAAGGTACTACCGAAGGCGCTGCTTCTATGTTAATAATGGCTGCGGCAATTTTAGTACTATCTCCTGCTTTGAAAATTTTAGGCGGAATGAGCCTTGCTCAAATAGGAACAGCTCTTATAGCCCTTGCCGGGGCTTTTGTTGTTTTAGGAGTAGCCGGAGCAGTATTATCCCCTCTTGCACCCATAATATTAACTTTGTCAGGGAGCATAGCGCTACTTGGTGTTGGTGTTTTAGCAATAGGTGTTGGGTTGGTAGCTTTTGCTGCCGGTCTAGCTGCTTTATCGGTGGGCGCAACTGCCGGAACAGCGGCTATCGTTTTCCTGTTTTCTTCCATTATAGGCCTTATACCCGTGGCGGCAGAGGCTCTTGGTAAGGGCCTTGTTATATTTGTAAAGTCCGTAGGCGACGCCTTTGTGTCGTTAGCTCAGGCTATCGGTGTTGGAGCGCCTATGATTGCTTCTGCTATGGGAACTTTCATTAGCGAGATTCTCCAGGTTCTTATGGATCTGGCCCCGCAATTTGTGGAGATAATGTTTACGTTTCTCGAAAACATATTGAATGCTTTTGTTGTATACACTCCGCAGATTTTGGATACGGTATTTAACTTTCTTGAAAGGTTGTTGGATTCCTTTCTTGCATATGCCCCGAAATTAATTGCAGCTGGAGTTCAGATAATTCTAAACTTGCTTGACGGTATTTTAAGCTCTATTGGTAAAATTACTGCCACAGCATTGCAGATCATGTCCGAATTCTTGAAGGGTATTGCAGCTGGTATTCCCGGCATAATAACATCTGCGGTAGATATTGTGGTGGCGTTCATTAATACCTTAGCCGAGCAAACCGTCAGGCTGGTAGACGCCGGATTTAAGATGATAATTAACTTCCTAAACGGCTTAGCCGATGCAATTCGTGAAAATACGCCTTTACTCATTGATGCTATCGCCAACCTGGCGCTTGCCATTATAGAGGGATTAACTGGCGGAATAGCCGCGGGGGTTACAAGAGTTGTAAACACCGTTAAGGAGTTGGCTGTCTCCTTAATTGATGGCTTTAAAAATATGCTCGGGATTAATTCCCCATCAAAAGTGTTCGACAGTTTAGGCGATAATATCGTCGTCGGATTGATTAATGGGATAATATCCAGAGTCAGCGAAGCGGTTAATGCTATCAAGAATCTGGGCAGTAGTCTGATTTCAGGATTCCAAAACGCAATAGACGCTCATTCCCCCTCAAGAGTTTTTCAGAAACTTGGTGGGTACATCGATGATGGTGTAATCAGCGGAATATCTGATGGCGCAAAAGACGCTAAGAAAGCCAGCGAGAATCTAGGAAGCGGCATAATCGACGCGTTTAAAGAAGTCATGGGCATCCATTCTCCCTCCGAAGAATTTAAAAAGTTAGGCAACTACACGGTACAAGGCTGGGTCGCCGGAGAAGAAGAGGAATCCGCTGAGGCCGAGAAAGCTGCCAGAGAGTTTGCAAATGGCGTTATACGGGCTGCGTACGAAGCGTTCGACGTCTCGGGCGGATCGTCAAAGATATTTGAAAGTCTGGGTGTTGCTAACGCGCAAGGTCTAATAACCGGTATAAATAAGATGGGAGCAGGCATTAAAGCCGCGCTGTCCAGAACATTTGCCGGTAAAGAAAATGAGGAGACCTTAAAAAACATAACCGGTATAGTTGACGAGGCTTTAACAACAATCGAGAGCAGACTGACAACCTACACCGATATCGCTACTGATCGTTTCAGTCGTATAAACAGAGAAACTGAGACAAGCGTTCAAGATATGATTGATAATCTTAAATACAACCAGTTAGCGATAGTCGAATGGACAGAGAACATTGGGATATTGATTGAGCGTGGTCTTAACGATGGTCTTATTGAAGAATTACGAAACGCCGGGCCAAATTCCGCAGCCGAAGTAAAGGCTCTGGTTGAAGCTTCCGACGAACAGATACAAGAACTAAATACCGTAATGGAGGCTGGCGGTGCCGTAGCTACTCAGGCTCTTGTTGCCTCTGTGGCCGAAGGTCAACCGTATATGGGCCTCGAAGGTCAGGCCCTCGTCAACGCAATGGCTGGCGGTTTGAGTGAAGCAACTACAGTTGGCGAAGCAATGTCCCTGATACTTGCTCAAGCGCAACAGATAGGCACCGAATCAGCACTAAACTTTGAATCTTTAGGATCGCAGATAACCGACGCAATGCAGACCGGTATGGAAGCAGGAACGCAGGGAATGGTCGACGCACTAATCCAAGCTCTTGAGGGCATAGAAACCGAAGTGCTTCCTGCTGCTGAAAAAGCTGGTGGAGGAGCTGGTGGAGGGGTCAAGAAAGGCGCAAAAGACAAACTCACCGACGAAGATTTTATCAGTGATCCCATTGAAGCAGAATTGACCGTTGCCGAAGCAAGAGGAACAGAAAAAGGTGAGCAGACTGGTGCGTCCATAGCAACGTCCGTTATTACAGGTCTCGAAGGTAAAAAAGGAGTATTTGGTAAAGTAGGAAGCGATTTTGGAATAGGCTTTTCTGACTATTTGAAGTCTACATCCGTCGACGCTGACAAATCAGCAAAGCACGTTGGTACAGCAGCCATCGCCGGTTTAAAATCTAATGTCGACGAGTATGCTACAGCAGGAAAAACGTTCGGAAAAGACTTCGCAACAAACCTTATGAATACCGATACAGATGCTAATACTGCTGGAACCACTGTGACGACTAAAGCCTTGGACGGAATCACTTCTAATACTCCAGAATACGGAAACGCTGGTAAGATTGATGGCACAGATTTCTCAAACAATTTGGAATCGACTGCCCCCATA